AAAAAAATATCTAAAAATAAAGGGTTTGAAGCGCAGTTAATGAGAACTAAAAATTCTTGGTTTTTGTTTATCTTATCATGGTCTAGGAAAATACATCATGCTGGATTATCTTTTAAAATAGGATTTTTTGGTTATGAGTTTCACGCTAAACTTTACGATTTTAGACATTGGGATTTTCAAAAAGATTGTTGGGCATCTTCTAAAGATGACGCAGACATAAAAATCGATTTAACTTAAAAAATGTATTGACATTTACATATTTAATTGTTAATATTGAATAAGTGAGTTGATATTTTAACTTTAATGAGAATTTTTATGATTTGGACAGATTTATATATTTTTGGGTCTTCATTATTGGTTCTATTTTTTATTTGCTTGTATGGCTATATAAAAGGTTAATATGATTCAGAATATTATTATTTTTTGTGCTGGTGCTCTTTTTGGACTTTACTATCCTGAATTAGTAGAAGAAGGTATTTTATTTGCTCAAGAATTTCTCAATAAGGTAATGGTATGATATGATATCTCTCACACCTAACGCAGTAAAGGAAATAAAAACCATTATGAAAGATCAGCATCTTGATGATGATGTTTTTATTAGAGTGGGTGTGAAGGGTGGAGGCTGCTCAGGTTTTACATATACTTTTGATTTTGATTCTAGAAAGAACAAAAGATTTGATCTGGAATTTGAATCGCACGGAATGAAAATATTAGTGGATAAAAAAAGTCACTTGTATATTTCCGGTACCGAGATAGATTGGAGTTATAATTTGATGGATCGTGGATTGAGATTCAATAATCCGTCAGCAAAATCATCTTGTGGTTGTAAAACATCTTTTCAATTTGATATGCCTGATGTTAAGGAAAATGTATTTCAACCTACTTGGTAAATATGAATGTAAAAGGTCCTTTTAAAATAGAATTTGAAATAAGTTCTTTATGTAATGCAAAATGTTCTTTATGTATGAGAACTTACATGGATTCTAATAAAATTCCATATTTTAAAGGAAATATATCACTGAAACAATTATTTTTTTGGTTTGATAGAATTGACTTAAAAGATAGTAAAATCAAATTATGTGGTGTTTTAGGTGATCCTATAATTAATCCTGAGTGTGTTGATATTTGTAATTTTTTTATTTTAGATAAAAAAGTAAAAAGTATTGAAATTTCTACAAATGGAGGCACACGTTCAAAAAGTTTTTGGAAAGAATTAGCACTATTATCGAAACATTCAAATGAAAAATTAATTGTCCATTGGTCTATAGATGGTGTGACTAGAAATGATTATAGAGAAAATGTAGATTTGAAAAAAGTTTGGACCAATTTTAATACTTATTATAGTTATGGGGGAAAATGTATTTGGCAATATATAAATTTTGATTATAATGTTCATGAGATAGATAAGGCAAAAGAAATTGCAGAGAAATTAGATATACCTTTAAAGGTTAGAGTCAGTTGGAAAAATACAATGAAAGATGCTAAGTTTTTTTCTACTGAATCTTTAAATACTTTTCAATATTCTTTCGATGAACTAGTTCAAAGAGTAGAAAAAGGTGAATATAATTCATCTGATATAAAATGTAGACATAAAGCAGAAAATGAATTATTTGTAAGTTCAGAAGGTATTTTATGGCCTTGTTGCCATTTGCATGATGAATATGTTTATAATAATTCTAAAATTCTAAAAAAATTAAAAATTAAAAATGACTTAAATAATAATAATTTCTATGACATAATAAATTCAGAATGGTTTTTAAAAATTTTGGAAATGTCATGGGATAAAACACATCCTTCACATCTTTCAAGATGTTATTTGTCTTGTGGTGATGGTGGTAAAAGAAGAGTGAAAAAATAAATGCGGGATGTTCCCTCAAGCTGTCTTATAAGCAGTCGGCAAATTTGGGGGCGGTGCCAACGAGGTTCAACTCCTCCATCCCGTACCAACTTTTATTAAGGTTAAAATGACAGAACAAACATTAAAAACAATTGAATTTTATCAAAAAGAACAAATTCGTATGATGCGTGAATTTGTTGATAATTTGGAAAAAGTTACAAAACAATTTCAAGAAGTTGTAAAAAAAATGAACGATAAAACTTTAAGTTAATGCTACAAGAACATTGTATTGTTTTTATAAATATTTATGTATAAACAATGCAATTATTTCATTTAGGATATCAACATGAAAAACTTTATTTTTATATTGTTTCTTCTGACACTTCTAGGATGTCGAGATAGTTTACCTGTTAATGAAAAAGAAACTTTTAGGGAAGTCATTCATAATAATGACAATTATACTTCATTAAAAGAAATAGATTATAAAACTACTGTAACTGAAAAATCTGATAATAATAGTGTGAGTGTAACTACAACGACAATACCATCAAATCAAAATACTTTTGACAATTTGACACAATCTGATTCTGAAGAATTTGTTTTAGCATTATTTGAAGGAAATTATGATAATTTAACTTCTGGTAATTTCACTGCTGGTATTTTACCGAATTTGACATTTTATTTAGAAGGTGATTATGATAAATTTTCTATAAATCAGACAGGAGTGGTACCTTCAATTACTGATTTTAAAAATACTACGAATGGTTTTTTTATGTATAAATTGAAAAAAGATTATGTTATACTACAAGGTGCAAATGTGAATTCAGATAATGTCAGTGATATTACACTGGTGTATACAACAAAATTATATACGTTTGTCGAAAAAGATTTGAAAATCAGTAATCTAAAACCTGTTGATTTTACATTGTATGTGAAATAAATGTCATTTAAATTTGAAATATCAATTAGTAATTATCGTGATGATGATTTTTTTGTTCATGCTGAAATTATCAAAGAACATACTACTATAGGCTTAATTGCTGTTCAAAAAAATGCAATTGAACGATACTATGAAAAATATCCTGAGGCAGATGATAAGAAATTTCTGAAAATAAAAAGTAAAATTTCTTATGTAGAATAGAAAATCTCCTCAGGATTTTTTTTAATCTAAATAACATCTACTTAGCATTATTGAATATCATAAATAAAAAATAAAAAAAAGAATTTTTGTTTTTTAAGGAAATACATATGCAGGGATTTAAAGAATACTGTCAGTCTCTCCACGAAGAAGTTCAATGGACAAGGAGTTTATTTGATCATCTGTACACATTACCCTATAATGAAGTCAGGGATTTCTTTCTGAAGCAGGAGGTTATAAAAGCCAGAGATACAAATCCTGAGGTGGAGAGTTATAACTATCTGATTTCTGATGATGACCAGCGTTTTCAGTTACCCTTGGTTCCTTCCATGATTGAACGAGTGGTTGGTTCAGTGGTCACCTATGGTATTCATGCAAGCAGTCCAAAGAACTTGGAGAACTTGATCCCTCTTCAGGACAAGAAGAGCAAGCAGATTTCAGTCTTTACTACTGATGAAGAAGAGCGAATGAGTTCTGGTGTCTGGGGTGGTGGGGGTGTCTATAGTGTTCTCAAAGGTAATGTCTATGCAGGTGGAAGCACGGACATCATGAGTATCGTGGACAAGCAGGGTCGCCGTTTGGTGGACCTTGGTCCGAAAAGTGAAGTAGCCTACAGTTATGATTATCGAGATGTTGTCAAATCAAAAGAATACAAAGATATGTGGAAGGATTTGCAAAGTCTCCGAAATGGTTTGACAAAGAAACTGGTGGCACTTGGAAAAAAGAGTATGGGTAATCAATACTATGTGAATCTTGCAATTGATACAAATTCCAAATTGGTGAATGGTGCAATCAAGCGAGACTATATCAAGAAGTATATTGATGGCACAGAAAAGATTCTGATGAAACACAAGGAAGTCTTTGCCAAGATTTATATTTCTTGGGCAAGAAAGCAGAGCAAGAGTTGGAACATGGTTGCAGATACTTATGATGAATTGGTCATGGGCAATTTTCAGATTGTCAAGGTCTTTGTTGATAATGATTACAAGGAAGACTTCATTAATCATTTTGCAAAGATTAAGTTGACCGATGAAGACAAGCACCACCGAATTGTTCATGGTGTATATCCGGATAGAATTGAAATACCAACATGGGAAGAACTTCAGAAGAAAGTTGGATTCAAGTTTCCGGTTGAGTTTATTTGGTCACATCAAGCCTATCAGTTACTTCCTAAATTTTTAGAAAAAAATAAAAAATAATTGAAAAAAAATGTTGACTTTCTAATCTAGGTCACGTATACTATATCTTGTGTTGATTAGTTATGAAAACTTTTTGAGAGTGTGAGATGACCAAGATTCGAAAAACAGTGAAAGTGTCCGAAATCGTAGAAAGAATGAATTCTACTTTGAAGAATTCAGATTTTCTTGATAAAGATTCTACTGAAGGAAAAGCCTATCGTGAAGGTGTTTGTGGTGCAATTGAGCAAATCTTGTTTGCCACTGGTAATTATCAGGGTTATCGTATGATCGATAAAAAAGAGGCCATCAAGCCTTATGCATTCGGATGTGACTATTCAAAGTTGAATGGAGATGAAATTCCTGCTGCTGCCTTTGAAGGTGCAGATTCAACCCGCCGTCAATATTTTATTTGAGAAATAAAATGAATAATTTTTAAAAAAAATACTTGACTTCTGTAATAAGGTCAAGTATACTAATTCCTGTGTTGATGAGTTATTGATTTTTTCCTCTTTTGAGAAGACAGATGACAAAAGCTGAAATGCGTGTTCGTGTTGAAGAAGCAATGAAATCTTATAACGGTTCAGTAACTAAATCCACCAAGGTTCTCGGTAAAGAACTTTTGAGTAAATATACTGCTAACTATCGTGCTGGTTCTGGTAGAACTAGAATGGGTAAGAATGGAAGTGGTAAATATCGCATGACAGAAACAAGAGGTCTTTGGTCTGCTTTTGTTTGAAATTTTTTAAAAAAATACTTGACTTCTTTTTCGAGGTCAAGTATACTAATTCCTGTGTTGATGAGTTGTTGATTTTTTCCCTCTGAACGAGATTCAAAATGTTTGCAAAAAGAAATGTTGCTGAATACAATGATTGGTCAATTCTTGGCGGTACTCTAGAAGTTGACGGAAGTATGGTCATGTTAGTTGAAACAAAAGATGAATCATTTGATGAAGAAACTCTTCCTCTTGATGATCTTGCAGGACTGGAAAAGGCGATGATGAGTGTTGTCGCCAAAGAAGATTCTGCTCTTTTCAACCATTTAAATTTAGACGAAGCTCCTCTGAGCATGAGAGTTTGGGATCAAACCGACAGTAAGTTAAGATTTTGTGTTGAAATTGAATATGCAACAAAGTTTTTGAATTAATAAAAAATGAGATAAAATGTCGAATTTAGTCAATGATTTTATTGTTAGAAATAGAATGGTTCATACTGGAAATTCGGCATTTTATGCTCAATGTCCAAGGTTGACTTGTCGAGATGGTTTTTCGATGTCAGTGCAAGCAAGTCCAACACATTACAGCACTCCACGAGATATTGTAGATGAATACTCTGCCGTAGAGATTGGATATCCTTCTCAGGAAGAAGAGTTGATTTTAGAGTGGGCTGAAGATTCTGAAAATCCTACAGTAACCGTTTATGCTTGGGTTCCTGTTGAAGTTGTAGAACAAGTGATTTTAAATCACGGAGGTTTGTCAGAAAATTAATTAAAAAAATTCTTGACTTTCTGAATTAGTTTGATATAATAGATTATGTGAGTGAGAGATATCACGATTTTAAACTTTCCTTAGAGACATTCAAATGGCATTTGCTCCTTCCTCAACTTATTTCAATACTGGTGATGGTTCTGTTCTCGGTCGATTTGAAGAAAAAGACAATGGACATCTTTTTGAGTATTCTGAAAATCGTGATGAAGATGGTTGGGGTGCTGATTGTAAAGCAGATCTTCCTCACAAAATATGGGTTACAACTCCTAAATTTTCTAATAATGGTCACTGTCTTGATAGTGGCTTTCGTTACGGCAAAGTTTTGAAAACCGTTGCCTATCTTGCTGTTGATGAAGATGAATTTGGTAATCCTGTTTTTGAGAAATGGCAGTTGAAACAAAGAAGTCATTGTGAGTATGTTGATAGTTCTTTTTCCGAATTTGAAGTTTCAGTGTTTCCCTTAAATTGAGAAGAATCGTGTCAGATAAAAGAAAACAAAAAATCGAAGAATTAAAAAATAAAATTGAGAACTGGGATGTTCCTAGATTAGGTTTTGCAGGTCGTAGACGTTTAGAATTTCTTTTAAAAGAAATGGAAAAAAATTAATTTTTTTCTTGACTTATTATAGAATGTTGCTATAATAGAATTTGTTGAGTTGATTTAGTTTTTTTCTTTTTGAGGTGACTATGGAAAACGAAACTGTTGAGTTGACCGAAGAAGACGAAGCAACCTTGGCACGATTAGAAGAATTAGAACTTGATCGTTTTGCCTCACTACCAGAGAATGAATTATGATGAACGCAATGAAAACCGCATCGCAAGCAATCAAATACTTTCAAGAACATCCATTTGAAGCAACAATTCACATGGATCACCGTCATATCTGGGATGAGTTAGACGATATTCAGGAGGTCGCTTCTGAATTGAGAAAAGCTTTTCCGGAATCTAAGTTTTGTGTTTGGAGACGAGGTCGAGGTAATCGTAAAGAACATGAAACTTATCCTGGGCAATTTCACAGTTCTCTGCCGTTGAAATTTGCTAATTATGTTTCTGTTTACATTCGTAAAGATTAATGAGGTACAATGTTTAATGAAATGTTTATGGCGCCAGCCAATGCTACTGTAACTAAAAATTTTAGCAATCCAGTTTTATTGAATGATCTTGTCAATGAGTACATCAATTCTGTCATGAGACACAACCGCAAAATTCGAAACAGTTGATATGACTAAATCTAAGACATCTAAATTGATTGCATATATTGTCAGTCATAATAATGGTAAAGAATACAACATATTTTTGCCAAAAATGTCTGAAGCAAAAACTAGAGCAGCAATGGAGATGGATGCTAAATCCGATGGTACCACATTGAAAAGTTATCGCATTGACAGGAGTGGAAATTATTTTTAAAAATTGAAAAAAAAGTGTTGACAGCATCGTTTGATGCTGTTATACTATAATCTGTGAGTGAGTGATTGATAACAATTTTTGAGAGATTTCAAATGGCTTATATTTCAGCAAAATCAACCAGAATGATCAAAAAAGCATTGAAAGAAACATTTCCCGAATTTACGTTTAGTGTTCGTAATGAAGACCATACTTCTGTTGGTGTTACCATCAAATCTGGTCCAACAGATTTTGGATGCGGTGATCATGCTCAATTGAATCATTTTTATCCTGAGAATTATGAAAATGGTGAATTACTTGCCAAAATGATTTATGTAATTAATACTTCTGGAGAACGTCCTAATTTCGATAAATCAGATATTCAAACTGATTACTTTAACGTTGGTTACTATGTTCATATGGAAGTTGGAACATGGGAAAAACCATTCATTAAAACTTTAACAGAAAGGAGAGGTCAAATCGCTGCTTGAAATTGATTTTTTTTCTTGACATATTATACAAAGTTGTTATAATAGAATTTGTTCAGTTAATTTAATTTTTAGAGGTGACCATGGATTTTGAAAAACAACTGAAGAAATATTTCGATTACATTAAAACTGATTATGTCGAATGGATGACGGGCAGCAGAGATATGGAATCTGATGTTCAAGAAAAAGTTGTCAATGAAATGATTGAGAATTTTAAAGAAAATGTGAGATTTGAACCTGGTCGTAAATACGGTAGAGTAGTTACTGATAATGGAGCGCATTCTTTTATTTCCTTATGCAATGATGATAAAAGATTTCCTTATGGGACTATTATGAAAGCAGCAACTTGGGCTGCACCTGCCAAAAATTTTGGTAGAGGTAATATTTTTGAGGAAGATTTTTCTAGAGTGACTTGGACAGGAGCAAACTAAAAAGGTTGAAAAACATGGATGTTTTTGTTATGATGATTGTGATATTAGTGATGTTTAGAATTTTAATTTAAATTTTAATTAATGGTGAACAAATGAAAAATAAAAATAAATCAAGTTTGACTGTTGCACGATTAGAATCAAGAATTGCTAAAATGCGTCTTGATTTGATTGACATTAAACTTGCTAAGGCACGTAAAAAACTTATGAAAAAAATGGGTAAAATTATGTGTCGATCTTGTACCACTGAATAAATAGAATCATGGAGTGAGTGTAAACACAGTTAGACCATAGACCATGTAAAACCAAACTATGGCGGGAATGGGTGCGCCTTCCCAAGAAAGACACCCGGCAACAATTTCATAGAAGCATGGGTGATTGCTCCTTTCATTGTCTTACGAGTGTAAAAAAAGAGCAAAAATTTTACACCACCGAATTCAATACTGATCTATGCTTCTATGAAATTGTTGGAATACAAATTGTATATATACTAAGGTTTATCTAAAATAAATTTTTAATTATATACAATAGGAAAATTATGACCCAATTAATTGATCCGATTAAATTTACATCCACCGTTAATTCATTACGAGAGTTTTTTTCTAACAGAGGTTTTTTAGAAGTTCATACTCAAAATCGATTGAGTATATTAGCGGCTTGTGAAGATCCTTTTAATGTTGCGACTTATAATTATGCAGGAGAAGTTTGGCCATTACCGCAAACCGGTCAAATGTGGTTAGAACATGAACTATTGAGTAATTCAAATGCTAAAGGATTTTATTGCGTTAGTACAAGTTATAGACAAGAACCAAATGCTATACCTGGTAGACATGATATAATTTTTCCCATGTTTGAATTTGAATTTCCTGGTAACATAGATGATTTGAAAAGCATGGAATATGAATTGTGTGAACATTTGGGTTTCGTAAAACCAACAGAAAAAAAATACATCGAATGGCAAAAAGAATTCGGATTAGATTCGAATGATGAATTAAAATCGGATCATGAATTACTGATGCAAAGAGATTTCGGCACTGCTATGATTACCGATTTTCCAGAATTTACCAGTCCTTTTTGGAACATGAGTAGATATGATGACGGTGTTCATAGTAAAAAAATTGACGTTATTTTAGGTGGTATGGAAACTGTTGGTAGTGCAGAACGTAGTACTGACAAAGAACAAATGAGAGAAACATTCCATACAATCACAAATGGAGAATATAGTCAACTGTTGTTCAAATTGTTTGGTAAAGACAGAGTTGTAAAAGAATTAGAAAAGTTCTTAGCATTTGATTTCTTTCCGAGAGTTGGAGGAGGAATAGGTCTGACTAGATTGATCAGTGCTTTGGATAAAGATTAATAATTAATATGGAGTTTTGAAATGGCAGAAAAAATCAATGTGAACCTACGTCAAGCAGCATTTTTGGTCAAAGAATTGCGTTCTCATTTATCTCCTGAAGTGGAATTGTCCGTTGATGCGTTTCTGCACACTGATGATTTTAGAGAAATTCTGGAGGCAAATTCTAAAAAAGGTCTAGAAGAATATGAAACGATGCTATCACTGGCCAAAGCAATTAACGTGCTACGTGGTCAAATTCAACATCAAAACCATATTAATGGTGTAAATGAAAAATTGAATTTGCTGGAAGAACAACATCAAAAAATGCGTTTGATTAGTTCTTATCAAAAAAAATGTTCTCTAGGATCATCTTATTCTGAAAAGGAAGTTGAGAGATTGATTTCTAGACAGGAGAAAAAAGAGGAAAGTGATTCATATTATGGATCTTCTTCTATCTATGTTGCTGATCAAAATTTGATTGAATATTTTGAAAAGCAAGAAAAGATTGTCTCCAAGAGAATTAGACTGATTCAAGATGAATTGACTTCTATTAATATGAGTGTCAAGTTTGATGTTGAACCAGAAGTTGCCGAATGGATTCGGCAATTGGACATCATGGATTGATTTAATGGGGTTAAAATAGATTGAATGAAGAATTGGTTATATCAAAACTGAAGATTAAAAATCTTCTCCAAAATAACTGAAACTTAAAGCTACTGTCTATTTGGTGCTTTCGCCTCCTTCAAGTTTCCAGCATATGATTTGATTGACACACTTGTCGGGAATGAAAAGAGTTTTCTGAATAGAATGTATTGCTAGATTGTTAGATTATTTGTTTTTTTGATTATTACCACGATATATGATTTTTCTGAATTTTTATTTTAACCCTACTTTCTCACTAATGTTTTCATTAAAATACTAGAAGAAATATTTTATGAAAAATTATTTAACATTCAATTTTGAATTATCATCATTCTGCAATTCATCTTGTCCGAGTTGTTTTAGAACTTTATATAAAAAAAAACGAAATTAAATGAACATTTATTTTATGATGATTTTGAAAATTTTATTTTAAATAGTATTGATTATATTAAAAGTAAATATTCTATTTGTAAATTTTGTGGTGAATTGGGTGAACCGATTATGAACCCAGATATTGATAAATTTTTAATGAGCTCATCTATAATTTTTGATCAAGTAATTGTTTTCACGAATGGAGGATTACGTAAACCATCTTGGTTTGAGCAGCAAATGAAAGAATTTAAAAATCTGACATTTGTTTTCAGTATAGATGGTTTGGATCATAAAACAAATAATATCTATAGAAAAAATGTTAATACAAATCTTGCATTTTTGAATTTAAAAAAATGCATGGAGATTGATAGGGAAAGAATCGAATGGCATTTTAATATTTTTGAACATAATTATGAGCAAGCCTATGGAGTTATTGATTTTTGTAAAACTAATGAAATCAAATTACTAATGCGAAAAAATAATAGAAATTTTGGTTTGTTAGTTGACAATACTAAAATTTTTGATATTCGCCAATATTTTAATAAGAACAAACCTACTCTAAAAAGTTATTTTTATGATCAATTGTAATTTTTATAACTATAAAAATAAAAAATGGGAACAATATGAAATAGATATAAAAATGAATTTGTATCCTTGTTGTCACTATTATACGGATTATTTGTTAAATAAAAAAAATAATGCTACAATTTCTCATATTGATAATAATTTGTTAACTAATAAAATAGAAAATATTGAAAAAGATTTTAAAGAAATATTTAATGAAAAAAATTGGAATTCCGATAAATGTCCAGAACTGTGCTGGAGAAATTGTTCAACAAAAAAATAAAAAAAAATAAAAAAAATTCTTGACATCCTTATCCAGTCTTGATATCATATTATCTGTGAGTGAGTGATTGATAAAAACTTTTTTGAGAGATAGACATGACAACGGTTGAAATGTACAAAGAATCGGTTCGTGAATACGTGACTTCTGAATATGGTTCAACATTTAGCAAAATGGCGGAAGAAGAGGTTGACTATTTGGCAGAATCATTAGTCAAAGAAGGATGGAATTCGTCAGAACTTTCTAAGATGTTTTCAGAAGTCGTAAAAAGTGCTGGTTTGTTAGCATAAAAAAACTGTTGACAAATACGGCAGTGGTTGATATACTAAAAACTGATTGATAGTGTTAGTATTTTTTAATTTTGGCAGAGGCTTATTATGAATCCTACCGCAGAACAACAATCCATTCTAGACACTTTTAAAAATACCAGTGGCAATATGAAAGTATTGGCACTTGCAGGTACGGGTAAAACACATTCTTTGATGGAGTTGGTCAAAGCAAATCCAGATCAATCTTTTCTCTACATGGCCTTCAACAAGTCAATTAAAGATGAGGTTGAAGAAAAAGCAAAGCATGAAGGAATCACAAATCTAAAAGCACAAACGCAAAATAGTTTTTGTTTGTCTTTGGCACGTGGTGCTGGTCTTCGATGTTCAAACATCAAAGGCTATATGTCAGTTAAGGTGATCGTATCACGATTAGGTCTTTTCGGTAATGATCGATTTCTTGCTTACCCAGCATCTCAAATTATGAGTAGATTTCTTGTCTCACGTGATAAAGAAATTAATGAGTATCATGTACCGAGAGATGTAAAAGACCGAATCTCGGCAAATGTGAGAAGGTTTGCACGTAGTTATACCAATATTGAACAAGAGACAGAAAACAGAATTCGCAAGTCATTGGAGATTGCAAAAAAACTTTTTGCTTCTTTCGATTTTACCAGTGACATTATGTTACATGATGTTTATGTCAAGTTGGTTCAATTGCATTACAATCAAATCGTTCCAGTGGCGGAAGATGTTGTTCTTTTAGATGAAGCACAGGATATTAATCCTGTGTTTTCTGATATCGTATCTCGCATGGATGCAAGAGTTGTTGCAGTCGGTGATTCTAATCAAGCAATCTATCAATTCAGAGGTGCCCAAGATTTTCTGAAAGAAATGCCTTCTGAGAGTGTTCAGACCTTGACACAATCGTTTCGTTTTACACCAGAGATTGCTGACAAAGTGAACAAGTTACTCACCCATATGACCGATCTCCGCCTTGAGGGGTTTGGTGGGGCAGGTGGCGATGGTACAGAAGCAATTCTTTGTCGAACAAACATCGGCTGCTTGTCAGAAGCATTGGCATTACTTGGCACTGATACTAGGTTTGCGCTACAAGGTGGTGTGGATGCGGAAGGTTTTAAAATGGTCGATGATTTGATTTCCTTGTATGATGGTCGTTTTCAAGATGTACAACATCCTGATCTGAAAGGTATCAAATCAATCTATGATCTTGAAAAAGAACTAGAAGACATGTTATTGGATGCAGAATGGAAACAAGTTTTTCGATTGATTGAGAAGATGGGAGGTTTTGAGCAGGCAGTGGACACGATCAATGAATTGAAAGATTCTCAGAAGAGAGTTCCTAAAAATGCTTTGGTCATTACTACTGGTCATAAAAGTAAAGGTTCAGGTTTTGATAAAGTTCGTATTTCAGATGATTTTGAAAAAATGTTTTATCGATCAGAACTTGATCCTATGACAGGTAAAAAAGTACTTGTGCCTATTCCGTTCTCAGAAGCACCACTAGTCGAAAAAAATCTTTTTTATGTCGCATGTACGAGAGTAAAAACATCTCTGACTGTTGGCCTTTGTGAACGTCTTTTTGAAGATGTTTTTGTTGTCTCTTCGGAAGAGATTCAAGAAATACAGAATGCATCTGATGTTCAGGATGCAGCATAATTAATTGTGGGAATGCGGTGAAGTTGGTGAGTCACGGCAGACTGTAAATCTGTTGCCTCAGGCTGAGCAGGTTCAAATCCTGCCATTCCCACCAAATCTTATGAGGTTATATGACAACTGAAATTGTATTGAACGGATGTTATGGAGGATTTTCATTGAGTGTGGAGGCATATAATTTTTTAGTAAATGAAAAAGGATATGATGAAAGAGAAATTGTTACTGATAGTTTTTATCCAGATAACGAATTTTTTAATATTGAAAGTGAAGATTATGAAGCATACCGAACACATCCTGATTTGATTGAAGTTGTTAAAAAATTGGGACGTATGGCTAATGGAGACCTTTCTTCTTTGAGGATTGTCGAAATTCCCGATGAGGTTGTTGAAAAAGGATATCACATTAATGATTATGATGGTATTGAAACAGTTCACGAATATCATTGGAGTGGATGAAATTCAAAAAAAACTCCTTGACATTTTTCATAATGTTTATTAAAATAAAATCTGAATAGTTGATAATATTTGCCATCGTGGCGGAATAGGTAGACGCAACGGACTTAAAATCCGTCGTCCGAAAGGACGTGGGAGTTCGATTCTCCCCGATGGCACCATATTTTTTCAGAGGGTTCATGAAATATTTTTATTACACATCATTTTTTTTATTTGTTCTGAAAATTTCAGATATCATTAATTGGAGTTGGTTTATAATTTTTTTACCTATTATAATATCAATTTTGGGAGGATTGTTTTTTCTAATCGTTTCTGTTTTGATTGTAAAATCAGAAAAACCTCATCTAACAATTCGACAATCTTTTTTACAGGTGATGAACAATGTATAATCGTGTCAAATTGACTACGGATTTATTCGATAGTGTTAGAATAGCTAGAGCGAAATATGATTCCGAACATTCTAATGATAATGATTGGTGTAAATTAAGTGTGAATGAAAAACTAGATTTAGTCATGGAGGAACATAGACCAATAATACATAAGATATTGATACAGATGAATGAGGCATAAATAATGATATGCAAAATTTATTTTATTACCCTTATCCATATAAATTTGATTCTGATTTAAAGATGATTAATGATCATTGCGATAATAAATCAATAAATGATACTATTGAGATTTATAAATTATTGAGAGAATATTATGGTGATTTAGAATGGTTAACTTTAAACGATAAACAAAAAATAAAAAGAATTATTACATATAGAGATGAATTTCTCACCGCATAAAAAATTTTAATATTCCCCTCCTAATAAATAAAAGTAAATATATATTTTTTAACACTTTTATTTCCAATCGCATATGTACAGCTTTAAATCTTTTTTGACTGAAATGTCATTCAATGACGCATTAAAAACTTTAGATGTTAAATCTAATTTTACATCTTCAGAATTGAAAACCGCATACAAAAAATCAGCACTAAAAAATCATCCTGATAAGGGTGGATCAGAAGAAGAAATGAAGAAAGTTAATGATGCATACGACACATTAAAAAAAATGGGCGGTAGGTCCGATGCATCTTCTGGTTTAAAAAAGACCGATCATTTTGCAAAATATAATGATTGGGCAAAAATATTTTCTCCTGTTATACTATCACAAATATTATCAAATTTTAAATCAGATGTTTGGTTAAAATATTTTAATTCATACTCAGAAAAACCCCTTAAAGTTGAAGTAAAAGAAGATTCTCAATATGGTAATTCATATGTGGGATTTACTGCTGAATTTTTTGACGATGGTAGAGATACATTTTTTAAGTTTCATTTTTCAGTGTATCTGTTAAATGTTTATAAAAAAGAAAATACTTTAGGTGGAGGAGATTTATCATATCCTTTGAGTGTGTGGATGGAAGGATATCATAATGGCAGAAAACAAAAATTCAAACAAGTGGAATACACAGCAACATCTGATCATAAGATTTTAAAAGACCCGACAGTATTAGTTCCTACTGCAAAAATTAAAAAGATGTTTGCAACGGGTTCTACGACAGGCAAAGTAAAACCAGTTAAAAAAGCGGATGTAATATCACATTGGAAAAATAAAGTTGGTGGTGATGTCATAAAAGATAATTTTGTATTGGGTAATTATGGTAAGGGAAGATACCTGAGAGGGTATAGATTTACCATAATGAAAATGCCTGGTTATATATTTTCAAATGTCAATGGTGCAAGCATAAGTCCTACAACAACATTTCCAGAATCTCAATTATTAATTGATATGATGACAGAGTTTGGTGATTCATTTAAAAATGCTAAATCTGATGCTGATTTTGCAAAAGAGGTGAATGCCATTCATAAAAAATATAAAGAACAAATGGATAAAAAATGAAAAAATTTTTAGAACAATTAGAAGAATCCATTTCTAAAGATTTAATTACCCGAGCAAGATATTTGGGTAAAAAGGCATATGGAAATAGAATAGAAAATAATCCAAAAAAAGATGTGGTTTTTATTCATGGGTTTTTGAATGGTGTTGAGGATAAGAAGTTACATGCTAGATTGGAAAAAGAATATCGAATTGGTTATACGGATGCTAAAAATCAAGAAGATTCTGCCAAAATAAAATCATCAGATAAAGCCAAAGAAGCATTAAAGAATGCACAATTAAGGCGAGAATTGGAGAAAAAAGAAAAAGAAAGAAAAGAGGAAGAAAATAAAAAATTAGAAAAAAATCCATATTACACCAAAAAAATTACCACCGATATGGAAAATGTAACGTGTGATAAATGCGGAGGTAAAGGTTACATTGAACAATTTAAATTCAATAAAATGGGTGAGTGTTTTAAGTGTAAGACAAAAGGTTACATTGCAATGAGAGTTAAAAAAGTTGAATGGGTGTTTGATCAAAAGAAATACGATAAAGATCATCCAAAAGCAGATTGGTGGGAAGGACTGATGACATGATAGGTTTTAAAGAATATTTCAACGAAGCAAGAAGAAATCCAATTTCAAAGATAACTGGAAAAGAACTTAATCCTAAGGTCTCTATTTTTGATGTACTGGAAAAATATCACAATGATGAAAATGTTTATATTACTTATACAGCAGATGTTGGTAATTTATCTCACGATAAAGGAAAAAAATTACCTAAAAATGCTGAAGGTTTTAAATTAGGTATTAACCCAAGATCAACATTTAATACACCAAACGGGTTATACACATATCCACTAAAAGAAGCGTGGACAAAATATGCGAATGTTGGTCAAAAAGTTTTAGATGTTCCTTTTGCAGGTGATAATCCTTGGATTTGGGTTGTTAAACCTAAAAACCCCAAAAAAACTGTTATATTGCACAAATATAATTCGAAGCAATGGGACACTGATTATCAGAAATTATCTAAAATGATAATCAAATTTTTTATGACAAAAAATAAAATGAGTGAATATTTAGGATGGGAAGCAGCAAAAGCTATTTTAAACGAAGCGAATAATGATTCAAGAAATAGATCTCCGGGAGGTCGTTTTTGGAATATGACGAGATACACATATTTCTGTCTCACCTCGCAATTAGCAACATCTTTTATTCCAGAATACGAGGAAGAACTTATCGATGGAATAAAAGATAAAAGAAAAAAAGCAAATTTTAGTGACGAAAAAATAAGACTTACTATTAAGAGAAATTTTAATAGCGATAGGGCCACTAATGTGTGGAATTTTATTATGAGAGAACTGGGATATATGGGCGTGGCAGATAAAATGGGTGAAGGTATTATACATCCATCAGAACCCGTACAGGCAGTATTTTTTGACACCACTAAACTAGATGTATTAGATTCTGGATACAATAAAGGATATGCTTTTCAAGGTCCAGGTAAAGCATCTACCCATCCTATATCATATGTATGGCCTGCCGATAAGACAGAAATAATGCTGATATTAAAAAATTATTTGATATATTCAGGGGTTGCTTACAATCATATGGATGCGGCACAACCAATGGTAAGATTGTTGAATATTTTAGAAAAGGTAAAACAAAGGTTTGAGTTGGATGCTTTGTATATAAAAGGATCTAAAGAATTGGCGAACATGGCAATGGCAAGTTTTGATGCGATTAAAAATTCTTCTGGTACATTTGAATCAATAGATGTGTTTCCAACTCCAAAAATAAAAAACGGAGAACAAGTAATTCAATTTGGTTTAAATGCTGTTGAATTTAAAGTTATGAAAGGTTGGGAAAATCCTGGATGGGGTGATACACATTTCGTTTCTGTACAAAAATTAGCAAAATCTGGATTGACACCATTAGAAAATTGGATGAAAACTATAAAGAAACAGCCTACACCGGGCGAAACAATAAAAATTGATTGGGGTAATGCTCCAGTGGATTACGATGAAATATGACACGAAATAGGAGAATCAATGTTTTCTTTTAAGCAATATCTTGAAGAAGATGTGCAATGGACTAAATCTGCGTTTGCTCAAATTTTTGAACCGAATGATGATGAAGAAACAGTTATAATACCTTTACAATCTTCATTATTGAATAAGACAATAGGCACGGTGCCGATGTATACTGCACACTCATTAGGTGTAGAAAATTTAAATAATTTATTTTCTATTCAAAACAAAAAAAGTAAGATGCTATCAACATTTAGTGTTGAATACATTCATAATGATTATGGTACAATATCAGGTGGTGGTATGTGGGGTGGAACAGGTGTCATTGCTATAGTGAAAGGATATGCTATGGCAGGAGGTCATGGTGATATAAATTCTATAGTTGATAAACAAGGAGTACGTTATATTAATATTGCTCAAGATACAATGATTTCTGTTTCAGCCAGACACAATGCTAAAGTGGATATTAGTAAGTTATCTCAAAAAATCGAATCAATGAAACTTAAAATATTGAGAGATGAGATGAAAGATAAACCCGTGAAACAAAATGACCTTGCTGGTTATTTTTGGATTAGAGATAATGATAAAAAAGCACAAAATAGAATGATTAAAACATTTTATGACCAATTATATGCTTTGATTAATAAAAATAAAAAAATATTTCATGATTATTTGTTTCATTGGATTAGAATGCAAAAAAATTCATCAACAAGAAAAAAAGAAATGCTTTATGATGGTTATGATGAAATAGTATTATCTAATTTTACAGTGATAAAATTGATTTTAAATAATTCTGAAATTACACCTGATGAATACAAAATGATAGAAGACAAATATAAAGTTCCTGTTAAATTAGTACCAGAAAATGCTGTTGCCAAAACAGTTCAAGCTGAATTAAATAAATTAAATAAGTAGAAAATATGCTATCATTTAAAGATTATTTAACTATGGAGGGTTATAATGATCTCACTCCAGCACAAAAATCATTGATTGCGAATAAAATTCAAATGGCATTGATGCAAAGAAGTGCTAGAAAAACTGGAGATAAAATTGATGATGCTGCATTAAAATGGATTATGAAAAGAGGTAAAAGATTTAGAGATAAAATAGAACGTGGTGATTTCGATAGAATGATAGACAAAATGGAGACCAATGATTAATTTTAAAGATTTCATAAATGAAGAAGTTACAAAAAAAGATTTGGATGGTGTAGAACGTTTTGCTGATAAATTATTCGCTGCCGTTGGAATAGACGTTAATTTTACAAGACATTTTTTAGATCGTGTTAATGATGAGAGAAATAAAAAACCAATTAATACTGCTGAATTGACTAGGTTGTTCAAGCAGACATATAAAAAACATGGTAAGAAAATTCCAAAATTGGGTGATGATGCACAGGCTGTAATTCATGATATGGAAACAGATATCAATATGCCATTCGTTTTAAAATATGATAATAGAACGCAGGAATTTGATTTAGTTGCAAAAACTATTATGAGAAAAAAGAATTTTATGACATCGAATAAAAAATTGCAAGTATGATAGATTTTAAATTTTTCTTAAATGAAAAAGCATCTGAATTAAATGCATCAGTCAGTAGTTCGTTGAGAAAACGAATAAAACTGAATGGGGGAAAAATTTATCAAATTGGCGGTGCTGTAAGAGATGAATTAATTGGAAAAGTTTCCAAGGATTTAGATCTTTTAGTCACTGGAATTGAATTAAATGATTTGCAGAAGATACTATCTAGTTTTGGAAAAGTAGATGCGGTCGGAAAATCATTTGGTATTTTAAAGTTTAAACCTTTTAATTCTGCTAAGGAAGAAGAACCTCTTGACATATCAGTGCCTAGGGTAGATTTGGCCAGTACTGGTGAGGGACATAAAGATTTTCAAATAAAACTGGGTAAAAATATATCATTAGAGCAAGATCAACTACGAAGAGATTTTTGGATGAATGCGATTGCCAAAGATATCGAAACTGGAGAATTGCATGATATTGAAGGCAAAGGACAATATGATATTCAGAATAAGCAGATACGTGTAATTAATGTTCAAGCATTTTCTGATGATCCATTGAGAATGTTGAGAGCAATACAATTTGCTGCAAGATTCGAGTTTAAAATTGAATCCGAAACAATGAAAAAGATTCAACAAAATGTAAAAAAAATAACATCAGTATCAGCAAGTAGATTTGAAGAGGAATTTAAAAAGTTATTTGTTAAATCTGAAAAACCTAGTTTAGGTATTGATTTGTTATATCAAACAAAAATAATGTCTGTGTTGCTTCCTCAATCAAAAAATGATAAAAAAATAAATTCTATAATAGATAAACTTGACAAAAAAGCATTTCCTGTTTTTCTTGCATTACTGCTTAGATCTTATGATTTAAAGGCAGGACAAGTTGCATTTACAAAATTTAAAGTTTCTAGTGGCACTAAAAAAAGTATTGAATCTGTAATTAGATATAGTAAAGATATTAGTATTGACAATTTTGATCTGATTGAATTTGTTATGGGAATTAGTTCAAATGATTTAGAACAAATTGATTTTTATTGTCAGGCATTGGGAGAGAATACTGTGACGAATAAACTTAGATCATTAAAAAAATCTGGTGCACCATTGGATTTAAGAGAATTATCTGTAAAAGGTAATGATATAATTAAATTAGGATTTAAAGGTCCACAAATTGGAACTGCACTATTAAAATTATTGAAATATGCGGTTGAAAATAGAACAAATGATAAAAAAACATTAATTAATATTTTAGGTAAGTAAATATGAAAACTTATAAAACTTTTTTTCAGACTTTAGGATGGCAATCACAAGCTGACAAGAAAATATCACACAAACAATTGCAAGATCCTAAACACTTGCTTGATCCTAATAGAACATTAAAACATCAGATGAAAGATGCTAAAATTAGTGTTGATATGGATTGGGATGGTGATGTAGACGAATTAGAGGGCGATGTACCTGATGAAATTGTAACTTATCAGAAAAATTTGTATAAGGATTTTATCAACAAATATAAAAAAGAAAAGAAGTATATCAAAAAACAAAAAATAGGATCAGCTTTTCAATGAGTATAAAATTAAATGAGAGTATTTACGATAATTTAGAATTGATGGAAGAAGATATTCAAGGATGGTCTAGAGATGATTCTATATTTTTAAATCTTTTCACTGAATTGAAACCTTCTGTTGTAGTTGAAATTGGATCTTGGAAAGGATATACTGCCATAAAGATGGCAGAAGCTGTTAAAGAATTAAGATTAAATTGTAAAATTTATTGTATTGATACTTGGTTGGGTGCTGCGGAATTTCATACAAACTTGGCAGACACAAAAACAAGAAATTTGCTTATGAAAAATGGTTATCCTCAAATATATTATCAATTTTTATCGAACATTGTTCATAGAGGATTTCAAAATGTTGTTATTCCAATACCTAATTCTTCACTGATCGGTTCTAGAATTTTAAGATATCATAAAATATATCCAGATTTTGTTTACATTGATGGATCACATGAATACGAAGATGTGAAACTAGATATTAATAATTTCTATAATTTGACTAAAAAAAATTCCTACATATTGGTCGATGATTATGAAAGCAGTTTTGTTGGAGTGAAGAAGGCAATTGATGAATTTTGTCAGAGAAATAATGTATCCAAAAAAGCGTATGGAGACAGAATATTAATAAAAAAAGATTGACAAATATTTGGTATTTGTTTACAATAATATTTGTTGATTTCCTTTAAGAGAGAAAAAATGTTATCTTATAGACAACTGAAAGAAGAACTGACAAGAAAAACCGTAACCATTTACTGTGACATGGATGGCGTATTGGCAGATTTTGTCAAATTTGCAAATGAAAAAAGTGGAGGTAAATTTACTGATAGTCATTGGGATAAATTACCTGACAATACTTATGAACTTCTTGATCCTATGCCTGATGCGAAGAAGTTATTCTCTTACATCAATAAATATAGATTATATATATTGACAGCATATCCTTCAGCAAAAAGAGGTAATATCTCAAAAGAGGCGCCTGAAGATAAGATTGGGTGGATGAAAAAAGTTTTCAACTTTTCCAGAAGTAAAATATACACAGTGTTGAGGGCAGAAAAAAAAGATTATGCAAAAGAAAATGCTATTTTAATTGATGATGATATAAGAAACATAAAAGAATTTAAAGCAGCAGGAGGTGTAGCGATTCTTCACACTTCTGCAGATTCAACAATTAAACAGTTAAAGGAATTGGGTTTATGAAAAGTTTCTCGGAATATTTACAAGAAGAATTGCAATTACTGGATGAAGGAGTATACGATCCTGGTATATTGAAAGCATTTTTTACTGCAGGGGGTCCGGGCTCTGGTAAATCTTTTATGGCAAAGCAGGCAGGTATTGGTAGAGGAAAAGGATCTAAAATCGTAAATGCACAAGGAATAAAAATAATTAATTCAGATGATCAATATGAAAAATTATTAAGAGATGCTGGAATGGAAATGACACCTGAAAATATTTTCAGCAACAAAGGTCAGGAAATTAGAGGACATGCAAAGGAATTGACAAAGAAAATGGAGGGTGGATATATTTCTGGACGATTGGGATTATTGATTGATGGGACAGGAAAAGATTTTGACAAAATTAAGAAAGCATCTGAAAAATTAAGAGGTGTTGGTTATGACACTTATATGCTTTTTGTTAATACATCATTAGCAGTTGCACAGAAAAGAAATCTTGAGAGAGAAAGAAGCTTAGAACCAGAAAAGGTTGAAAAAATGTGGAATCAAGTTCAAGATAATATTGGGAAGTTTCAAAATTATTTTGGTCGAGAAAATTTTGTATTGGTTGATAACAATAATGCTGGTGAAGAAATATTCAATAAAGTTTATAGACAAGTTGTTGGTTTGATCAAAAAACCAGTTAAAAATCCTGTTGGTAAAAAATGGATTCAATCTGAATTGGAGAAAAAGAAAAGGTAATTACGATGAAAAGTGATTTTGCTATTTTTACAATTGTTCAAAATGAAAAATATTTTTTACCAAAATTAATTAAATACTATACTCAATATATTGATCCTTTAGATTTTTACGTTTTAGATCATGACAGTAATGATGGATCTACTGATGATTTGGATGTAAATGTTGTAAAAGTTTCCTATGAAAAATCATTCGATCATGAATGGCTAGTTGGCACAGTTGTTGATTTTCAAGAAAAATTGTTGAAAAAATATAAACATGTTATTTTTATTGAGGCGGATGATTTTTTATATACTTTAAGGGGAGATTTTTTATCTCAAATGGCTAATAATTTAAAACATCATGATTATGTTGTGAACACAGGATATAACATTGTTCATGATTTTTTAAATACTGAAAAAGATTCTAATCTCACATACAATGAATTCATGTGTTCTTCAAAATACAGAAAATATTGGGCAAGAAAACCAAATCATGATAAGGGATTGATTGTTAAGAAAAAGTTGAAATATTCACATGGATTTCATAATGTCATTTCAACAGATGCTATAGGTGTCAGAGATAGTGATTTGTTTTTGGCACATTTACATACAGTTGATTGGGATATAAATTTAAAAAGAAATTCACATCGTTTAAAAAATAGAGTTTTGAAAAAAGAAGATTTGGGTGGTTCTCATAATAAATCTATTGATTTTGATTTACAGAAAAATCATTTTATGTTATTTTTGAAAAATAAAACACTCATTCCTGAAGAACATAAAAATAGAATGATAGAACTTGGTATTTAATGTATGATTATTTAATAGTTGGTGCTGGTTTTTTTGGATCGATATGCGCCCGTGAGTTACAGAAAAAAGGCAAAAAAATTCTAGTAATAGATAGCAGAAATCATGTCGGTGGTAATTGTTACACTGAAAAAAGAGATGATATCAACCTTCATATGTACGGACCGCACATTTTTCATACCTCAAATGAATTTGTTTGGAATTGGATAAATCAATATTGCAGTTTTAATGATTTTACATATAGGCCAGTTGCTAATTTTAAAGGTAAAGTTTTTTCTATACCATTTAATATGTGGACATTTTCAAAATTGTGGAATATCGTATTACCTGAGGATGCTAAAAATATTATAGAAGAGCAGGGATTTGAAATCAAAGATCCTAAAAATTTAGAAGAACAAGCAATTAAATTAGTGGGCAAAGATGTGTACAATACCTTAATTAAAGGTTATACTGAAAAGCAATGGAAAAAAGAATGTAAAGAGTTGCCCAAGGAAATAATCAAAAGGCTTCCTGTTAGATTTAATTATGACAATAATTATTTTAACGACAAATATCAAGGTATACCTATAGGTGGTTATACGCAAATTTTTGAAAAATTATTAAAAGATATTGACGTTTCATTAAACACAGATTTTTTTAAAAGTAAATTACCTTCTTTCAACAAAATAATATATACTGGTCCGATTGACAAATTATTTGATTATAAATTTGGTTATTTAGAATATAAAACAGTTAGTTTAAATCACAGAAAAATTGATTCTGATAATTATCAAGGTGTTGCTGTGATGAATTTTACAGATATTGAAACTCCTTACACACGCATTATAGAACACAAACATTTTGAAAATATCCATTCTAATACTACATGGTTATCATATGAATATCCTATAGAATATAATCCTAAAATTAATGAACCTTTTTATCCAGTTAATGATCAATTCAATAATTCGATTTATCAAAAATACAGAAATGAAATATCAGGTGAATCTAATATATTGGTCGGAGGTAGATTAGGTGAGTATAAGTATTATGACATGGATAAAGTTATTATTTCAGCATTTAAATTTATTGAGGAACTGAATGAATAAAATATTTATTACTGGTATTTCGGGAATGATTGGTTTTCATTTATCTTTACTACTTAAAAAAATGAATTATCATGTAGTTGGTATTGATAACTATAATACTTATTATGATGTTAATTTAAAATACGACAGAACAAAAATTTTACAAGAAAGTGGCATAACCGTATTGAATGATGATGTATTGAGAACTAACAAATGGTCGGACTATTTGAATAATGTTGATTGCGTTATTCATCTAGCAGCAAGCGTTGGAATTAGACATTCTTCAGAAAATCCATACGAATATATTGAAAATAATATTGTAGCAACGCAGAAGTTGATAGATGCTTGTCAAAAGAATTCTATTAATAATGTGATATATGCTTCCACTTCATGCGTTCAGCATGGTCAAAAACTACCTTTCAAAGAATCTGATAATCCTGGAATGCAGACAAGTCCTTATGGATATACTAAAAGGGTAAATGAATGTCAATTTTTAGCATCTCAAATTGATAAAACTGTTGGTCTTAGATTTTTTACTGTTTATGGACCATATGGTCGACCAGACATGGCTTTATTTGATTTCACTAAACATATTTTCAGAGAAAAAGAAATAACATTGTTTAATAATGGTGATATGAAAAGAGACTTCACTTATGTTGAAGATATTGTTGATGGTATTTCTTTAGTATTAAAAAAAATATTATCTGATGATATTCACCAAAAATATAATGAAATATACAACATAGGTAGAGGAGAATCGATTAACTTAATGGATTTTGTTCGTGCTATTGAAAAAAATGTTGGAAAAAAAGCATTGATAAAATATGGCGAAAAGCATTTTGCGGATTTGAAAGAAACTTGGGCAGATACCTCAGAAATAAAAAAACTAGGTTATGAACCAAAAACATCCATAGAAAATGGTGTTGAAAAATTTGTTAATTGGTATAGGGAATATTACAGAGGCGAATTGTGAAAAAATTGCTCTGTATACTTTCAACTGGAAGAAGTGGTACAAGTGTATTATCAAATATTGCCAGTTCTATAAGATTCAAATTATCTGATCATTTAATTGGTGGACATCCTACCAACGTAAAAGGACATTTTGAAGATGTTATTATAATGAACAGAAATGAGCATTTTTTACAAACTATAGGAAAAAATTTTTGGTCCACAAAAAAATTTTCAAATGAAGAAAACGATTATTTTAGAACTAGATATTCTGATGAAATGGTTTTATATTTGAATAATCTGTTGACTGTCAAAGAAAATCTTGTAATTAAGGAACCTAGAATTTCTAAAACTTTTCATTTATGGCAAGAAATATTTTCTAAAATAGATTGTAAAATTTATTTTTTAGTTTTATATAGATCTCCTTTATTGTATACTAAATCAACAATAAAAGCTTATCAAAATATTGATATTCCTAAGGGTGCAAAAGTTTGGTTTTATCACAATTATAATATTTTAAATAATTTAAAAGATACGGATAATGTTTTGTATTTGAATTTTTCTGAATTTATTAAGGATATTCCAAATCACACTATAAAACTATCAAATTTTGTTGATGAGTCTGTTGATTATCCAAAATTTATAGAATATTATTCTAGTTTTTATGAGAAAAATTTGGTTAGTTTTACAGTTGATGAAAAATGTGGAGTTAGTTATGCGGATGAATTGTTTGATCTAATGGAAACTTTAAATAATAAAAATTTTGGTTTTATGAAAAATGAAATAAAAAAATGGAATTTGGATAATATATTAAATAATTGAAAAGGTGTTAAATGAGTAAAACTATTTTATTGACAGGCGGTGCAGGATTTATTGCTCATCATTTTATTGAAGAAACTTTAAATAAAACAGATTATAATATAGTCACATTGGATCGTATTGATTTTGGTGGTAACTTAAATCGAATGGTAGACATATTAAAAAATAATTCTGAAAGAAAAAGAGTGAGAACTGTTTGGCATGATTTGAAATCTCCCATAAATTCTCAAATATCTTCACATATCGGTAAGATAGATTACATTATTCATATGGCAGCTGGATCACATGTTGATCGTAGCATTGAATATCCGATGGAATTTGTAATGGATAATGTTGTCGGGACTGTTAATCTCTTGGATTTTGCTAAAGGAATTGACAATTTAGAACGTTTTATTTATTTTAGCACGGACGAAGTATTTGGTCCTGCTCCGAATGGAATAAAATTTAAAGAATGGGATCGATACAATTCTGGAAATCCATACAGTGCATCGAAGGCAGGAGCTGAGGAAATGGTTGTTGCTTATGAAAATACATATAAAATACCAACTTATATTACACACACGATGAATGTTTTTGGAGAAAGACAGCATCCTGAAAAATATATACCAATGTGTATTCGAAAAGTTAGAGATGATGAGCATATTACAGTCCATTCAAATCCTGAAAAAACTGTAGCGGGATCTAGACATTATATTCATGCAAAAGATGTTGCAGAAGGTGTTCATTTTTTAATGAATGCTAAAGTTGATGTAAACGATAGAACCAATGATGCAGTGGGTGTTGGTAAAAATTTTAAATTTAATTTAGTTGGACCTGAAGAAATTGATAATTTAACACTTGCATCAATAATTGCCAATGTGCAGAATAAAAAATTAAAATATGAAATGGTCGATTTTCACTCTCAAAGGCCGGGTCACGATTTGAGATATGCACTAGATGGTAGTTTGATGCAAAAATTAGGATGGCAACCAAAAATTAAATTTACAGATAGAGTATCAGAAGTTGTAGATTGGTCTTTGAAAAACCCAGTTTGGTTGGAAATTTAAATGAATATTTGTATATATTGTAGATATGTGAATGATGATTCCGAAGAAATTTGTAAAAATTGCGGAAATTCACTTGACATAATTAATGAAAAATACTATAATAAGGGTAAAGTTAAAGGAAAACTTTATGCAAATTCGAATAAAAAACGAGGAATTAGAATTTCCTTGGTCCTTGGATTATTATAGATTCAATAAACTTCATAATGTAGGTATAGATTATGCCACACAAACTCTAGATGCTGTAGATATGCATGACAATTATTCATATGTGACTATACTTTACTTTAAAAAATATGGTATAGTAATGGATAATAGATTTAATTCTTATGATATAATACAAGATGATGATGGTTTCCTGATTAAAATTCACCCTAAAAAAATGTGAGGTTTTATGGGCTTAGATATGTATGTTAGAGTAGTTCGAAAATGGGATATTGTTGATTTAGAAAAATTTACAAAAACTATAATTAATTCTATGAGTCTAAATGTTAATGATAAAGATGTAGATTTTGATTTAAAGGAATACATAACTAGATACCCTACTATTATGATTCCTTATGGTGTGGGTAGTGAATTGTGCTATTGGCGCAAACACCCTAATTTGCATGGTTGGATGAAAAATTTATTTTATGATAAAGGTGGTGAGAGTGAAACAGGTTTTAACAATGACATTGTTTTTCTAATGAAGAAAGATGTTTTGAAACTTAAAGAAGATATTGAGAATGATAAATTGCCTGATACTCAAGGATTCTTTTTTGGAGAGTCGTATTTAGATGATGAGGATAGAGAATGGAGAAACACTCATGATATGGAATGTATTGATAAAATGTTAAAGTCATTAGATTCTGGTGACTTGATTTATTATTCATCATCTTGGTAAGGTAATAGACATGAAAATCATATCCGGAAACAGTAATATTGATCTATCCACAAAAATTTCTGAGTATCTTGATATTAAACTTACTGATGCTAGTTTAGGGAAATTTTCTGATGGTGAAATAAACTTTCAGATTTTAGAAAATGTTAGAGGTGAAGATTGTTATGTTGTTCAGACATTATCATCATGTGATTCTATAATGTCATTATTCATTATGGGAGATGCTTTAAAACGTGCAAGTGCTGGAAGAATAACTGCTGTTGTGCCGTACTATGGATATGCCAGACAAGATAGAAAATCTAGAAGTAGAACACCTATCACTGCAAAACTACTTGCAGATTTGATTCAAACAACTGGTTTTGATAGAGTTATAACTATGGATTTACATGCTGGACAAATTCAAGGTTTTTTTAATATACCAGTAGATGATTTATATGCAAAAAAATCTTTTATCAAAGATATTGAAAAAAAGAATTTAGAAAATTTGTGTATTGTATCACCAGATGCTGGTGGAGCACCTAGAGCAAGGAGTATTGCTAAACCATTAAACGCATCATTAGCAATTATAGATAAAAGGAGAGAGGTTGCGAATAAGTCAGAAGTTATGCATGTAATCGGAGATGTCGAAGAAAAGAACTGTATTATAGTTGATGATATAGCCGATACGTGTGGAACACTATCAAATGCTGCTAGTGCGTTGAAAAAAAATGGAGCAAAAAAAGTTAGTGCTTATATCACACACGGAGTTTTGAGTGGTCCTGCTGTGGAAAGAATTTTAGAATCACAGTTAGATGAACTTGTAATTACAGATACTATTCATTATGATAGAACAATAAACAAAGATACTAATAAAATTAGAGTTGTTAGTGTTTATCATGTTTTTGCTGAAGCAATTAGAAGAGTACATAATGATGAGAGTGTGTCAAATTTATTTACTTAATTATTAAAGGTGTTTATATGAAAAAAAATAAATATTTTCGTCAAAAAAATGCTGTCGAAAGGTTTGAAAAAACAGTGGAAAAATATCAGCATATGTTAAAAAATCTCAAGCGTGATGATGAGGAATATAAAAAAGTAGAGTTGAAATTAAGTAGAATGACCATTGCTTTAGAAAATACTATAAAGAATATGAAAAAATGATGAAGGCATCGCAGGGTAATCCCATCAATAAACTACAACAATTGATGATAATTACTGCAGAAGAGTGTGGAGAACTTACACAACGATGTAGTAAAATAGTTCGCAAATATGAAACTATCGATCAAATTGAGGAAGAACAGCGTATTAAATTTTTAGAAGAGGCTGGTGATGTTTATTGTATGCTAGAATTATTAGTAGACCATAAAATTACAAACTGGGATGAATTAAAAAAGAGATCTCAAGTAAAACGTCAAAAACTAAAAATATGGAGTGACTTGATCGATGAATAATCAAGAAAATTTAGTGCATCTGATAGAAGGAAAAACTAAAATATTAGAATCTTATATTGATGAAAAAATTGATTATAAAAATTTAGTTAAAATCACAACAAAAAATGTTTTGACTGCAAATGATGCATTAAAAAAAGATGATGTTGGTGTTGCTTCCTATAAAACAAATCAAACTTGCAGTATTTTTAGGTTTTTAGAGGATAATAATATACCAACATCATTTGTAAAACAATTAGATAGTTTTAGTTTTGTTGCAAAACAATGCAAAATGTTGCCTTATGAGTGCGTGATTAGAAGAAAAGCCTATGGTTCTTTTTTAAAAAGATATCCTAATGTAGAAGAAGCTACAAAATTTTACATTCCACATGTTGAATTTTTTCATAAGTATGCACTAATTCCTACCGTTTTATCACATGAAGATTCAAATGCAATAACGAATATTCCCAAATTGATTCCAGAAGAACAAGCTAGAAAGTTTTATTTGAAGAATGGTGAATGGACAGTTCCTGTAGAAACAGATCCTTTGTTGGTTTGGAACTTTGGAGAATGGAGAGATAAGAATCAAGATAATGAATCAAAAATAGGATTTAAATATGATTTATATTCAGCAAAAAAACCAACAGAAGAAAAATTGTTACAAATAGATTCTATAATTAATGTTAGAGAATATTTGGAAATTATGGATTTGATAAAAAGTGTTTTTCATTTACTAGAAAAAAGATTTAATGATTTTGATATAGAATTAATAGATTTAAAATTAGAAGTTGGTTATGATTTCGATCATGGTAAATTAATTATTGGAGATGTTATTGATAACGACAGTTGGAGAATATGGCCTATGGGTGATAAAAATAATCAATTAGATAAACAGGCATATCGTGATGGAGATTCATTGGATAATATAATCAGTAATTATAAGAAAGTTTCGGATATAGTAAAAATGTTTTAGTTTTTTTAATTACATAAAACCTGGGAGACGGAGCATGGGAGAAACCCGAGAGTGGTTTATGAAGCCAACCTTGTATTATTGGATGATTAGTCATAATAATGAAGAGATTGGTAAAACTAAATCCTTTCAAATTTTCGACTGGGAAAGATCTGATATAATTGAAGAAAGAGAATATTTAATGGAAAATTCTAAATTCAATAAAAAAACCCTGACAATAACTTTAGTGAAAATAGAAGAAAGTGTATTGACAAAAAAAGATTAATCTGTTATCATTATATTTCAGTCAGTGTTCCGATAGTTAAACGGATATAACAGTGGACTTCTAATCCTCTATTCCAGGTTCGATTCCTGGTCGGAACGCCATTTGAGGACCCTTAGCTCAATAGGTTAGAGCATCCGACTTAACATAAAGTTACCTAAGTGAGAACGGCATCTGGATGATGAAGTTCTGAATGGCAATTATGACAGAGTAAAACACACTTATTAACTTCTTCAAGAATTTTTTCCCATTTAGAATTAGATAATTTTCTAAGGTCTAATTGGAAATCTTTTTTGTCTGGTTCTTGATGGTGGAAACATAAAGCAGTATAATTTTTATTGTATCCACATATTGTACATTTTGAACCAAACATTTTAATAAGTTCGAGTTTTCTATCTCTTCCTCTTTTTTGCTGTGCTATATAATTTTGATGTTTGTTATTTTGCGTTTTGTGTTTACACTTATTTGAACAAAATTTAGTTTGTTTTCCAGTAAGTTCTAAATTACAGACAATGCATTTTTTCATATGGTAACTTTAAAATGGGTTGCTAAATAGTTAAATGATTATGTTCATAATATATTTAGTTTTTTTGGTTGCTAAATAGTTAAATGATTATGTTCATAATATATTTAGTTTTTTGGTAGAAAGTGTCAAATTCGGTGAAGGCTAAGTGTTTTAACATATGCTAATACCGAGCCAAGCTGATTCTTTCAGAAGGTGTAGAGACTTGACGGCACTCACGTAAAGTGAAGATAAAGTCCAGACCACAAACGAGAAATCGGTAACGAAAGTTATAGTGGTATGCATAATCGGCAGGTTCTCGGTTCAAGTCCGAGAGGGTCCACCACTTCTCATCAAATCATAAATATTCCTAACATAACTCACATGAGGCAACAATGATTCAAGAATACGCAATAATGGCACAAATAATCGCATTTATGTTGGGGTTTTTAGTGCAAAAAATTTTTTCAAATATAAGAGAATCTACTTTTTTGAGTTATTTATCGGATGAAACTTTGAATAATATTCATCAAGATCTAAGAAATCATAATAGGAAACAATATGACGAAGAAGGAAATTAAAGATGTAGTAGAAATGTTAGAGCAAGGACCCATACTAATTCGTATGGCAAAAGAGATGATAGCAAATTTGCCTAAATCTCCTGCAAGAAATGAATTGATAAAAAACTTATTATCGGTTAGAAAATCTCTGATTCAGTTAGATGTATGTCTAGAAGATATCGAATGGTCGATAGCACAATGTCAAGTTTTAGAAATTGAGAAGAACGAGAAGAATCAAAAATCACCCACCTAATTTTAATATTTTATAATGGTTTTATGATGAAAAATGTTTTTCAAGCATGTTGTGATTTGCAAGGTTTCAATTTAACATCATCAATGAAAAGAGATCATTTATTTGATCTAATTTATGCCTACGGTTTAAATGATACCGTAGGTTTAGGTTTTTACAAGGCGAAAACAAAATTTGGTGCCAATTACTGCGGCTTTAGTTTTAGAACAGTTGATAAAATAAACGGAGATGTGAGAATATTTTCTTCTAGAGCAATTATGATTACTTGGACATCTTCTCCTTTGAATGAATTTAATAAAAAGGTTAATTTAAAGAGTATTGAATCTTTTCATACTTGGGTGAAGAACAAGAGCAATGAACTAAATTCTTTAGTTAAAAATGTCGCATAAATATAATAATAATTTTTTAGTGATAAAAAATAAATTTTTATATATATCGGAGAATTACATGAGAAAAATTTTTTTCTTAGTAATTGTTTTTATTTTTTCATTTCTAGAATCAGTAGGGACTGCAAATATTGTAGTGGTAGAAAAACCTCAAAAAAAGAAAATGCAATCATTCTCAGTTAATGAGAAGGATGAAATTCATTGTCTGGCAAAAAATATATATTTTGAGGCTGCGGTGGAATCAACTGCCGGTAAACTTGCTGTTGCATTAGTAACATATAATAGAACACTATCCAAGAATTTCCCTAATACCATTTGTGATGTTGTTCACGATTCTAGAAAAGATTTTCACAACAACCCAATTTTAAATCGTTGCCAATTTAGTTGGTATTGTGATGGTAAACCAGACATTCCTTTTAATGGTCCTGTTTGGAAGGAAACTCAAAAATTAGCAAAATGGTTTTATGTAAATCGTGAAAAAATTCCAGATATAACTGATGGCTCAACACATTATCATACGAATTATATAAAAAGACCATATTGGTCAAAAGTTTACGCAAAAACAGTGTCAATTGACAAACACATTTTTTACAAGGAATAACATAATGATAAAAGATTTAGATGTGAAAATTCCTCAACATGAAGAAGGTAATCCTGCTGAAAATTCTCTAGGCGGCACCGAACTTGTTACAATGGAACTTTTTCGAAGATTACCTCAGAAATATAAAGATGCTTTCCAGATAATAGTGTCAAGAGTTATGAAAATAGATGAAGATAAACCAAAATTGTATTGGTTACATGATCTTGCACTAGATCCTGCACACTCCTTATTGAAAGATTCGAAATCATTAGACATTTTTGAAAAACTTATTTTTGTTAGCCATTGGCAAATGGAACAATTTAATACTTATTTAAAAATTCCATACTCAAAGAGTGTTGTTATTAAAAATGCTATAGATCCAATAGAAAAACATGAAAAGGAAAAAACAGATAAATTAAATTTGATATATGCATCAACACCTCAAAGAGGATTAGATGTTTTGTTATATGCTTTGACAATGTTAGAACGTGACGATTGGCATTTAGATGTATATTCAAGTTTTAAACTATACGGTTGGCCTGAGAATGATAAACCTTTTGAGAAACTTTTTGAAATATGCAATGAACATCCAAATATCACTTATTGGGGATCACAACCTTATAGTGTTGTACGTGAAGCGTATAAGAAAGCACATATATTGGCATATCCTTCAACTTGGCAAGAAACGTCTTGTCGGGTTGCTATGGAAGCAATGAGCGCAGGTTGTGCTGTTGTCACATCTAATTGGGGGGCGTTGCCTGAAACTTGTGGCGAATTTGCTTATATGAATCAGTATAATGAGAATAAAGTTGAACATGCCGAAGCATTTGCAGATAATTTAGAGAATGTCATGGATGATTATGGTTCAGATGCTATGAAAAAAAATCTTGACATTCAGGTGGAATACAGTCATAATAACTTTTGTTGGGATAAAAGAATCAATCAATGGATTGAATTTTTAGATAATTTGATTTACGAGATGGACCATGATAGTGAAAAGTAAGATGGTGAGAAAAAATAGTAAGGCTATTAGAGAGTCAGTATCCTCAAACCGTAAAAAAAATGAACCAGTTTTAGATGAAAAATCTACGTTAAAAGATATTACGGAATGTATGAAATGGTACTCTGATTTTTGTGATTCTTCACAATCAAAAAAATGGTTGCTTGAATATATGCAAAATTCTGGTTATACTAAAGAAAATATCGCTAAGGTAAAATCTCTATCTTGGCATAAATCAGGACTTGAAATTGAAAATGGAAATATTATAAATTTAAAATTTGCAGGATTTGTTTCTAGATTGTATAATAGAGGTTATAAAAAAATTATTCCTGAAAATTATACTATTAGAATGAATCTTGTAATAGATTATTGTATAAAAACTAGAGCTATTAGTTTTTCTTCTGTTTCTGCTAATGTTCAGAATGAACCATCAGATGTTGACAATAAGTCAATTCAAGAACATATCAAGTCTCAAGTCAGTAATTTGTGCGGTGAACTTGAAGGTGAGTTAGATGATTTCTATGATAATGGTTTTAAAACAAATTTAAATGTTTATGAATGGTTGAAGCAAAAAAATGTTAAAGGACTTATAGCGAAAAAAATAGGTGAGGAATTTAAGCCTTTATTCGAAGAAATTTCCAATATTGAAGTGGATGATGATCTGAGAGAAGCATATAGTCATCTTAAAAAAAGTCAACGTAAAAAATATTTGGATTTTCTGAATACTTTGATTGGAGATTGTGATAGATATTCTTCAAATCAAAATAAACAGAGAAAACCGAGAAAGAAAAAACCTATTACTGTGGATAAAATAGTTTCTAAATTAAATTGTAAAATTGAAGATTCTGAATATAAGATAAAATCTATTGATTCAACTCAAATCATTGGAGCTTCTGTACTTTGGGTTTTCAATGTCAAATACAGAAAATTAGGAATTTATACTTCATTGCAATCCGATGGGCTAACTGTTAAAGGAAGTAGTATTCAAGGATTTGATAAAGAAAAATCTGTTCAAAAAACAATAAGAAAACCTGAAGATGTTTTGAATTTGATACTGAAAGGTCCAAAAGTTTCTACACGCAAATTTTTCGAATCTATTAAATCTAAAGAACAAACATTAACTGGAAGAATTAATAATGAAACTATACTGTTACGTGTTTTTAAATGAAAACTATAAAAATTCTACCAAAAGAAATTTTTAAATTTGAGTATGATGAAAATAGTTCACTAGAAAAGTTGGTTTTCAATATTCTTTCTGAAAAGAAAAATACTTATAATCCTAAATCTAAGTATCAAAAAATAATTGATTTTGAATCCTATCCTGAAGATTTTCAAAATTTTTTGAATGATAGTATAAAATTCACTTTGCTAAGTGAAAAGGTGAGATATGAATCGTATTCGATACCTTTAAATTGGATTAATGTTTTAGATAAGGATATTAATTTTCATAATATACATTCTCATCCGAATAGTATATATTCTGGGGTTTATTATTATGAGACAATTAAAAATGATTCTATTTGTTTTTATGATACCGAACCTGCTGTTGGAACAATCCTAGACGTAATAAGAGAAGATTTAAAACCTTATTATAAAAATAAAGATCGAATTTTTGTTAAATCTGGTGATTTACTGATTTTTAGATCTTATTTTTTTCATGGAGTTGATGAATTTTATATTCCCACTAATTCAAAAATTAAACGAATCTCTTTTTCTTTCAATGTGGATCTGCAGGGAATCGGTTCTGTTGAAAGATTAACATACAGGTAAAATATTATGATACTTCTTGATTATTCTCAAATTGTTATCGCAAATGTGATGACTAATCCTAAAGATATGGGTGTTGATTTTATTCGACATCTTGTATTGAATACCATTCGAATGTATAATCAAAAATTTAAAGAAGAATATGGTGATCTGATTATTTGTTGCGATGGATCTAATAATTGGCGCCGTGGTTATTTTGAACATTATAAAGCAAGTCGTAAAACAACTAGAGATAAATCCGAATTTGATTGGAATGAATTGTTTAGAATATTACACTTAATTCGTGAAGAACTTGATGAATACTTTCCTTACAAGGTTCTTCATTTGGATGGTGCTGAGGCAGATGATATCATTTCCGCATTAACTATATATACTAGTGAAAACAAAGTGATGAATGGTCTGTTTGAAGAACCTGAACCTGTTTTAATTTTATCCAGTGATAAGGATTTTCAGCAACTTCAAAAATTTGAAAATGTTAAGCAATACTCCCCTTTAAAGAAAAAATTCATCAAAACAAGTAATCCTAAGCAATTTCTCAAAGAACATATAATGCGTGGAGATACGAGTGATGGGGTTCCTAATTTTTTATCAGATGATGACGCTTTTGTGTCAGACAATAAACGTCAAAAACCATTATCTTCTAAAAAATTAAGTGTTTGGCTTGAACTTGATCCTGAAGAATTCTGTGAAGGTGAAATGTTGAGAAATTACCGCAGAAATGAAATGTTAATAGATTTAACTAAAATACCGACAAAACTATATGATGAAATTATCAATACGTATGTAAATAAAAAAGATGTGGGACGAGGAAAACTTTTCAACTATTTTGTTAAAAATCGTCTTAAAAATTTAATGGAAAATTTAAATGAATTTTAGGAGTAATAATGCCGTCTAGAATAACTAGTGACATATTAAAAACTGCAAATAGTTTCAAAGATGATGATGCTAGAATGCAGTATATTAGAGAAAACGCTACAATAGCGGTAAAAGAAATGATCAATATCAATTTTAATCCAAATGTAAAATTTTTATTACCAGAAGGTAGTCCAGATTTAAATTTTGGTGAAGAGGGTGAATTTAGACCAAAGAATAACTATTTTCCCAATAATTCTTCTGGTGATGATGGCGCAACTTTAAATTATGAAATACGAAAGATGTATTTATTTGTTGAAGGATCATCTCCTGAAAATATTACACAATTGAAGAGAGAGACTTTGTGGATACAATTATTAAATTCTTTAGGATCTGATGAGGCTGAGGATATATCACTATGCAAAGATAAAAAATTACATGAGAAATATAAAAATATAACTCATGAATTTTGTCATAAAGCATTTCCGGAGTTTGTTAGTCAACCCCAAGAAAAACTTAAAAGAGATACTAAAGGGCGTTTTTCTAGGAAGAAAAAGGAAGAATGATGAAAGTATTAATGTATTGTTCTGGAATAAATACAGAATTACGTCCCTTTTCAGATATGATGCCAAAGTCATTGTTGCCGATAAAAGGAAAACCGATTCTTTATCATAATTTGGATTGGTTGCACAAGTTCAATGTCGAAGGTATAGTTATTAGTTCCTCTTATCGACATAATCAATTAAAGATGAAATTAGATTCATATAAATCAAGTATTCCTATACATTTACATAGAGAACCTAAAATTGTTGGAACTGCAAAAACGTTAAAAAATATGCACTATAAATTTGATGACGAACCTTTTGTGTTTCTGCATGGAGATGTTTTGTATGATTTTAATTTAGATGAAGTATATTCCAAGCATAAAAAGAAGAATAACACAATATCATTGATTTGTCATAGAGGGAAAGGAATTAATAGAAATAAAAATATTGTAAAGATGCAAGAAAATAATGAAAATAATATTGACAAAATTATTGTTAAACCTTATTATACTTCTGAGTATGAGATGATTATGACTTCAGGAGCATTTATTTCAAATCCATCAATCCATTCAAAAATAACTGATAAACACTATGATTTAATTGATGATTTATTGCCGGAGATAGTATCTGAAATAGACATTATAATAGAACAACAAAATAAAATATTTTATAGTTCTAATGATTATATACGAGAATGTAAAACTTGGTCTTCATATGACTTTATATATTATTAGGATGAAATGAGACAGATAATTGAAAAAACTGAAAAAATCAATAAAACTTTTCCAGACCGTGCCATTGTCGTGAATGGTCATTGTAATAATTTTTTTAAAAAAGTTATGCTCATTGAATTGCTAGAACTTTTAAAAAATAAATTTAAGGATTGTTGTATTATATATGCAACACATTTGCCCGTTGATTTAGAAATTTATGATTATGTGGATTATGTTGTTTATAATAAAAATAATCCTATTTTTAACAAAGAAATAAACACAGATTTTTCAAAAAGCTCATGGTGGTGGAATACCTGGACATATAGAGGTGATAAAAATTTAAGATTGATGAGAAACCAGTTATATCACGGTTATGCTCATCATATGTTATTAAATGATTCTACAGCATTGGCAAAAAATCAAAGGAT